ACTTTGCAAGCCACATTCGCACAGGCACACCACCACCAGCGGACGAGACTGATGGCTGCAAGGCTTACCACCAACGACTGCAAGAGCGGGAAGCTAGCCGTCGACCCTTTGAATCTGACGAGTGGGCATGGGCTGTTGAGCACGATGAGATCAAGAAGCGAATTGATGCGGATAAAGAGCGCAAGCAGGAGTTGGAAAACCTCATGCGTGAGTCGATGGGCGAGATGCAAGAGCTCTACGTTGAAGGCGGGAAGTCTAAGGCTACGTGCAAAAAGCCTAAGAACCGGGACACCAGAACTCTTCGCATTACCGTAAAGGACTGAACAATGGAAAACACCATACCAAACCTGTGGGGCGTGATTCGCCCCGACGACATCAGCCAGAAGGGCAATGGCAACTTCAAGGCTGACTACATGAATTGGGCTTTGACCTCTCACCTGATGCATGAGCATGCACCCGGCTGGGACTTTGAGCTCGTGGAGTGGAACGACCAGAGCGGTCAACCACAGTCGGTCTACAAAGCACCTGATGGCTCGGCCTACGTTGTCGGTCGTTGGTGCCTCATCGGTACCGACATCCAGACTCAGAAGTTTCCTCAAGCGTGCATGGACCATCGGAACAATCCGGTGCCATACGAGCGCGTCAGCGCCCGTGTATTGACTGATACCGAGCGCCGGTGTCGCTGCACGTCTGCTGCTGCTGCGTTTGGTTTGGCTGGCGAGCTCTGGGCGCGGGTGGCTGTTGAAGATCCGCATGCGGATGACGACAAGCCCACCCCGCCTACCAAGCCTAAGTCAGGGACTAAGATCTCTGCTGATAAGAAAGACAAGATGTTAGGGTTCTTCGCGACGCATGGCGTCACAGAGGCACACATCGAATCTTTCATCGGCGTTGATTTGGAGGAGATGACGACAGACCAATACACGGATTTGCAGGGTGTGGGCTATTCCATCTTAAAAGGCATGGACGCATTCGAAGCACTGGGTATCAGTGTGGAGGGGGAGATCATCGATGATGACGAAGAGCCAGCCTTCAAGATCGGTTAAGCATAAATTGGCTAGGAGGTACGCGAAAGCGGGCCTCCTGGTCCTTCCCCTTTACGAGACCTGCAACGGCGTCTGCTCCTGTAGAAACCCTGAATGCTTCAGTCCTGGTAAGCACCCGCGACTTAAGCATGGCGTGAAGCAGGCGAGTTCTGACCTGGCGTCAATAGACCAGTGGTGGACACAGTGGCCTGACGCCAACATCGGTATCGCGACCGGGCACATCGTATGCGTACTCGATGTCGACCTCGATAAAGACGGCGACAAGTCGTTGCGATGGCTGGAAGTGGCGCACGGTCGTCTACCAAAGACTTGGACAGCAGTCACAGGCGGGGGTGGCAGGCATTTCTTTTTCAAGATGCCTGACGAGGAATTGAAGAATGCAGTGAAACTGTGGAAGCGGCCAGGTTTGGATTTCAGGGGAACCAGCGGCTACGTCGTAGCCGTTGGCTCTGAGACGAACAAGGGGTCGTACTCGTGGGTGCAGGACCTTGCGCCTTGGGAAGTAGAGCTCGCAGAGTTGCCGGGTTACATCTTGCAGCAGGTTAGGCACGGGGTGAAGATACGTCACGTCCGCAAGCAGCATCCGCAAAAGGTGGAGATCAGTAGCTTTGGCGCTATCGAAGATGGTGAGCGTAACTGTGGGCTGACCCGTATCGCCGGACATCTCATTGCGAGTGGCAAAGACTTTAACACCAGTCGTACGTTGCTATCGGCTGCAAACGAAATGCTCTGCAAGCCCCCACTGGATGAGCGCGAGGTAGACTGCATCCACGCGAGCATCTGGCGACGAGAGCACCATGGAGGATGATTTGAGTGATGATTACAAGAATCGGATAATGGCCAGCCTGGATAAGTTCTACATCAAGAATGACCCCAGCTATAAGCCTAAGCCGCCCAAAGAAAAGAAGAAGCGCGAGCCTAGTGTGGTGCCTACTGAGCATCAGGAGCAAGTGCGACTGGTTGGATGGATGCGTAAGAAGGGTTGGACCTTCTGTGCCATTCCAAATGGTGGCTCACGGTCTAGCGCCATCGAAGGGGCGAGACTGCGCTCTGCTGGGCTTCAGAGAGGCTTTCCAGACTTGTTGGTGTTCTGGCCAGTCCAAGCAGCCATCGAGCTCAAGAGGCAAAAAGGAGGGCGTGTGAGCGAAGAGCAGAAAGCGTGGCTCGATACGTTAGAAGGATGTGGGTGGAAGACCCAAGTATGCAGAGGTTCAGATGCAGCCATCGAATGGCTAGAGGAGATTACAAATGAGAAGACATGATTGGGTGACACCCCCGGTGACAAGGGGCGGGAGACTTTTGAGAAAAGCGATGGAGAAAAGAGATCTCACACTGCGTGAGCTCAGCCACAAGGTAGGCGTTCATTACGTGCAGTTACATCAGTACGCATCGCAGGGAAAAATACCCAGCTTAAAGAATGCAGCAACATTGAAGCGTAAACTTAACATACCATTTGAGGCGTGGCTGAAGGAGCTCTAATGTGGTGGGCAATGGGCGTCGTATGCGCCGTGGCGATGGGGGTCGCCATCTCTGAGTACCTGGCAGTGCGTCAGGTTGAGAACCGCATACGGCGAAAATGGAGGGACCATGAACGACAAAAAAACCAAGCCCAAAGGCTGGTACATGAAAGAGAAAAGAAAAGACTTAGCACTACAAATGCGGATAGCAAAAAAGTGGATTGAGGAATGCACAGACCCCGACAGATTGGCGGATCTCAAAGAGCATTTATGGCGTCTCGAATATCGAGAGATTTTTTTAGCAAAGAGGAAAAGATGAGTTTTCTAGTGGCAAACCTACCGATGCAACCCGTATGGGTTCAAAAATCCTATCTGTACAATGATAAAAAAGGTCACGGTGAACTGATGCGTGGCTACTGGGTGAGCGTCAAAGCGCAAAAGCACCGGGCTCTGTTATTTGAGACACTGCTTGAGAATGGGGCGTTGTATGACAAGTTGCCCATATCGGCGTTTGTAACGCACAGGGACGCAAAGCCTAAATACGAGCAGCATGAGTTAGCATTATGGGACATTGACACATGGCACATTACGACCATCGTCAAAGACAATATCCGTCACCTGGACTGCATGGTCCGCATCGGAAAAGAAATGGTACCAGGCGAGTACATCTGCACTGTGGACCAATGCGATGCAGACGGATCTCTTCTGACTTCATGCGCATCGATACCAAGAGAGCATAAAAGCCAGAACTTGATAGCACTTTCTGACGGATCAGGTCAGGTAGCCAGTATGCCCAACAATCGTATTCTTTGGACAGATCCCAGTTTGACACACGTCAAAGACCCGCCTGATTTTGAGGCGTGCGATGAGGTGTACTTCTCAAACACGAATGAGAACTACTGCCTACAGGACGCTTGGTTCTATGAAGACGGCCCGGATGCTATTTCTTCCGAACCACCTTCTTCCGAACCACCTTCTTCTTCATAGGGTCTTTCTTTTTTGCGCGCGCCATGGCTACGTCTCTATCAGAAAGAGATGACGCGCCTGCTCTTTTGCGGAGGTCAGCGTTAGAGACAGAGGATGCACCTTTCTTGGTGGTCTTCTTCTTTGACGCTGCCTTCTTAAATTTAGCGAGCAACGCTGCTGGCATTTTCTTTGGCTTCTTCTTCATCTTCCAAGATCTCCTATCCCTGGTTCATGGTGAAATACTATCTTCTGCCCACGAGCTCTAGCTTCCTTTTGTTTTTCTTTAATGTCCCTAGCGAGTGACTTCTGACATTGTCTCGACAGGTTACCAAGCCGTGGTCTCTTTCGACCTTTCATTTCTTCTTCCTTGTCTTTTTGAATGTTGAAACATTACGAGGCTTGCCACCACTAGGGAGACCAGCCTTGCGCTTACGCTTAACTGCGGATGCTTTTTGCGCCTTACTCATGCGCTTTGCCTTAGCCTTCGGCACGCACTTGGGGTAGCCCTTACCACCGGCCTTCTTGCGGCCGCAGGACGGGTGTGAGCCGTCTTTCTTCTTGCGACTGATGTCTACCCACTCCTCGGCAAACCACTTCTTCAGGCCCGTTTTAGCCATTACTTCTTGGCCTTGCGCTTGGTCTTGGTGCTGGTTTTTTTAGTGCGCCATGAACCACCCATCTTTTTATACTCTTTGACGGCATATGCGTTTGCGTATGCACTCGGATAGACATCAAACTTAGCGCGTGCTTTTGCTTTTGCGCGAGACCACTTGCCAGGGTCTGTTGGTACATTTTTAGTTGCCATCACTTAATCCTTTCATCGATTACAACTTTGCCATCGGGTTTTTGATGCCCGATTTCGTTGCATCGTTCTGGTGACCGCGCGGTTGGATGTCCCAGGCTAATATGAATCCATCCGCGTTCTAAAAGCAGTTGCCCCACATTGAGCCGCTTCTCGCGTACCTCAGCGACAATCTTATCAAATGCTTCCTTCAGATCGCCTTTAATCGGCTGCCAGTCGCAGGCTTCCCCGCGCATATGCTGACTGTACTTTGAGCCGCCAACACGAGCGTTAAGAGTGGGGCCGCGAAACCCACTGGTCACACGTATGGGTGAGCCAACGATGGCTCGAACTCGTTCCATCAGATTCGCAGTCAGGTAGATGGCGCAGGCAAAGTTTTTGGCTTCCTTCTTGTTAACCAGGAATAGATCGCTGTGACCGGTACGAGTCATCTCATCCCACGTGAAATGGTCTGTGAGTTTCATCAGCACTTCCACCGTCGACGTGCCTGGCGCAGGCGACTGTTGGGGTTCTTTGCAGCCTTCGGAAACTTCTTCATCTGGCCTGCACTGCGAGCGCAGTAGGACTTGCGACGCTTGGCAGCCTTGCTGCCCTTCTTCACCTTACCGGTGACCGCACCCTTGAGCTTGCTGCCGGGGTTGTCGCGGCGATATTTAGCAATGCCCTTCCTGGTCATGCCTGCGCCCTTCTTCGTAGGACGCTTATGACCACCCTTGATCGTGTGGCCTTTCATGCTGCCTTTTGCCATCTCACCACCTCACTTTCAGTCCGGCCATAGCGGCCCAGTCCTGGGACGACGCTGCGTGTGCGTTTGCGACGAACGAAACGGTGTCATTGATTTTCGCAGCAGCAGACAGACTACCACGAAGCTGACCATGGCGCTTAATGACGCCAAGGCCGAGGTCCAGGCCATTGTCTTTTGGAACCGCCGCCAACGCACTGGTCAGTCCTTGGGTGAGCTGGCTTGCGACTTTCCCGCTTCAGCAACCGCCTCAGCGCCTGCTAGAGCCGCTTTTACTTTGGCGCGAGACAGGTTGTAGCTGCCGCCGCAGATCGCAGCGATGACGCCACCTACCGCACTAAGCCAGCCAGCATGACCATCACCTAGCACTTGCTCTGCGATTGCCATCCCGAGTCCCAGGATTAGCCCGCAGACGGTTACGAGAAACTCTGATGACTTAAGCCCGTTAGTCTTGCCTTTGACGCTTGGCATGTTCAACCCCCTTCTGAAAAGCCAGGAACTCCCTAAACTCTTCTCTAAACTCGCATAGGTCCCTATGCATTGTTTTCTGCTTCTCTCGAAGCTCTGCTACATCCTGCTCGACTCTCTGGTTGCGCTCTTCAAGAACCCGCAAGGTTCCTTGATTCTGTTTAATGTTGTCATATGTCGAGCCCCCATTGGCTTTCGCTTTTCTCGCCTCGTACACGCGCATAGCCAACAACATGGCCATAGTCAGCAAGCCGGTGATGCCCCCACTGGCAAGCGTCTCTTCCATGTCAGTCCCCATCATCCGGTGGCGGGATGTTGCCTGCCCACTCTGCGGCCTGCGGTTGCGTGTAGATAGTCCACCCTAGCGCCCTAAATTGGTCGAGGTCACCGCCTGACATCAAGGTCGGGGAGTTGCATTTCCATATGGTGTGAACGCCATCGCTGGCACCTAGTGCGCAGTTTGCCCGGTTGAACTCCGCCGAGGTTCGATAGCTTGGATGCACCATCACCGGCGGACTGTCCTGGTCCGGGTAGGTTGCATAATCAAAACGCGTGACCGCCGATGGTAGGTCGTCGTCAAGGTTGCCCACCGGCACTAATAGGTATACCCATGTTCCACTACTCATTATTCAGCCCCTTAATCAAACGCTCGTCGGCGTGATAGATTTGCTTTATCTCGTTTTCGGATAGTTGAAAGGCGTAGATTCTAGGGCACGCGATCGGTCCTTTTAGCCCATAGTTAAAGCCGGCTCTACTGGTGGTAGTGTTAAGCCCTCCGATCGCCACCTTGCCTTCGGGAAATGTTGTCGAGACGCTTCCCGATTGTGTGCCCGCTGCTACACCGTCAAGATATAGTCTTATTGTAGGACTTGCTGTGGTGACATCTAAAACCATGGCGTAATGGTGCCACTCGTTATCGCTGATAGTTGCGGTACTGTTAGCCGTTTGCGCGCCGTAGACACCCCTAAAAGTGTTCCCGTTAAAAGCTTCCAAGATAAACCGATCATTCGATCCGTCGTTTCCACCTAGTACCATCGTGCCATTGTTTGCGCTTGTCGTGTTTTGCTCCTGGTTCCGATACCAGCATGTGACCGTATGACCATTAGTCAAGCTCGGTTGCAGTCCCGCGCCGCTTGGGATCTCTGTGCGCACCCGTTGAGCCCCTGGATCATCAAAGCAATTTAAGACGCTCGCGCCTTTACGCTTCATTGATATATCGCCGACCAGCGTAGAGCCACTCGCGTTTTCTGGAAACTGAACGGCTGTAAAGGTCCCGCTCACTGTCGCGTTGGCACTATTACCGCTGTAGTCCTTAAGGGTTGCAAGGTCATCAAACTTCCACCACCCCTTAAGGTTAGACGCTTGAACTGTGCCTACGTCCATACCCTGGACCCCAGAGTTGTATAGGGCCGCGACGTCGGAGTCTCCTAGCTCGGTATTCCAAACTGCGGCGTCGTTAGCAATACCGCCCATTCCGAAACTGCTACTATTCATGCCGAGCCTGCAATCCGTGGAGGTTATGTTTGTAACGTTTGCCACGGCTGGAGATGATGCCTCTGAGTTATTCAACCAGCATCGCCAGTAAGGCGAATCCGATCTTGTCGCAAAAACAATATGATTCCAACCCCCCTCTGTTATGGTTAGCCCGCTTAGATATTCAGCGTTTTGATACAGCGTAACTTGGCCGCTCGTGTTGATCCGAATGTTAAACGAGTCAGTCGAGCTGGTAACCGTACCGAGTGCTATTGGGTAGGAAGTTCGAGCTTGATCCCATAGTATCCAGGCCGAAAGACTAACCGTAGTTCCTGGGGCTGTGATCGTGGCTGCCGCTCCTTGGCTTGCGCCTGGGTGATGAAGCCGCGTCGCACTCTGCTGCAATCCCAATTGCGGACACGGTACGGGTTGAGCGAAGGCCATAACAGGAGAGCCGCCATACTCACCGTTTACACCCTCAACACCTTGATCAGACTCATAGCGACCACCCATTCCACTGGTATCGTTGTATGCGCACAGCGGATAATGACGCCGCAAGTTGCTGGCACTTACACCGGTAGGGATTACCTTTTCGGGATTGTGGTATAACTCGCGCGCTTGATCTTGTGTTAGTTCTACGTTGAAGATCTTGAAGTTCGAAAGTTGACCGTTAAAGGGTTGAAGCGGCGAGTTGTTTCGAGCGCCGATCACAAAGTTGTTACCGTTTGCCCCAGCTTGCGCTACTCCCGTTGTATCATAAAGAGCCCCGTCTAAATAAACCTTAACCGGTCCGTCGCTGTCATCTGCAACACCGACGAAATGATGCCACTGATTCAGATTGAGATTCGCCGCTGGGACTGAAACAGACGCACCCTCGCCATCAAAGAAGAGACCCGAAGCGGTTGTGAATACTTGGGTCTCACACTCTGGTCTATTTGTGCCTCCAACGTTGTTATGTCGGTTTTGATAAAGAAACTGAGTGTTGGATATCTGGTCTAAATTAAACCAAAACGAAAAACTCGCTCGGTCAGATCGAGTCGTGTAGTTTTTATCGGCACCTAGCCCCATATCAAGGAAGTCAGTTGAGCCGTCGAAATCAACCGCCCTGCCCATTATGCATCTGGCATAGGCCGCTCCGCGTACTAAATCGAGACCGCGCGGTAGTTGAGCCCTCTCTACGGTGTACACTGGAGAATTGCTCTCGGTTAGGTTGTCACCCGTTTCGCCTGTGTCGTTTGAGTTCGTCTCTAAAAGATACCGATGGATCAAGTCGGCGCTCGTTAATCCTGTTGGGACTGTTTGAGCTGGGTTGCTGATAACCTCTCGGATTTGGTCTTGCGTCAAGGTCTCGTCATAGATCCGAACGTCAAACAGGTTGCCCTTGAAATAATGGCTTACGCCTAAATATCGACCGACCTCGAAAGTGACATCCGATAGATCCACTGCAACGGTGTTGCTGGGTGTCCCGTCGATCCCGTTTTTGTAGAGTTTCACACCACCCGCGCCAGGAGAAACAGTAAGCGCAAAATGAAACCACTCGTTGTATTCAACGGTATTAGTCGAGTTAACTGAAGTTGCATTATCGAAGAAGTACAGAATTCCGGACGTTGCGTTTGTGATTGACACCGATATCCCGTTGCCTGCTCCACTTGGGCTACCCGCGTTAATGATATAGTCTAAGCTATTCGCTCCTGAAAATTCGCGTTTAGCCCATCCCATGATTGTAAAAGAATCGCCAAGCGCTGCCGTCAGTTCTGCCTTGAGGCATTGATCGACACCATCAAGCTCAACGGACCCATCACCGCAAAACTTCGGCTCACTCCGAAACCCTAGATCCGCTGTCATGCCGCGCTTGGGGTAACTCCTGGCTATGTCTTTCGGTGGAGCCATTACGCCATATCCAAGCCGAGGACATGGCCAAACACGGTTGTTGAGCCTGCGTCGTTAATTGCATCAAAGGCAATGCGATCTATATCATTCGCGCCTGTGCTGGGTGTCGGATCAATACCAGAGTCAAACTTGATGCTACCGAACGCGATAGTGCGAGAGCCTGAGCCATCCTGCACGAAATCCACAACCACTGAGCGTCCCTCGTCGGATGGGACAGCAGAAAACGCTAGAGACGTGATGTTACCGGTCAGCGTAAACTCTTGGTAGTAGCCATTGGAGAAGTCGATGGTCAGAGAGCCCGAGGCATTGGCTTTGAAGAAGTCGCCTTCGCCCATCTTGCCGCCGCCACCACCCTCACCTTCGGGTACGGTTACGATTGTCTGAGTCATCAGTAGCCTCCTTCAACCTCGATATACACCTGACCAGTGGACCCACTGGCTTTTGTATATTCAATGCGGAACTTCGGAACGTTGTAACTCACGGCGAAAGTGACACCGTTGCCTGTCGTAAATGGACCTGCGCTGATTGATTCTTGTGTCTGAGTGCCATCATGTAGAATGCGCATAAGTTTTACATCGCTAATCTGCGCTGTGCCTTTATTAAACACAGCGACGGTAAGTTCTTTCTTGTGAAAAAACTCGAACGCTGGCGCTCCGGCGGCTTCGTTAATAGCAGTGTCGCCAGACTCCGAATCGAGGACCTTAACAATCTGGCCCACATGTGTTGATTTACCTGTAACTGTTAATGCCATGTCAGGCCTCCATCATACGCTGTCCGGGGGTTTCAAAGGCCGCTGCTGACTTGGCCAGTTTGCCTACGCCCCCTTGTGTCATGTTAACCTCACCGCCCTGTTCTTGACCAGGGGATGAGTATAATTGTTGATTCATTGCCACAAACTCGGGTGAGACCGTGGACTCCATACCCGCGCCGTAAGCTAGGCCCATTTGTACACGAGATGCGTAGGGTAGTTCTTTGCGGTTCTCTATGAATTTCTCCATCGCGGCATCTGTCACTCGCGCGTAGAGATCTGGGTAGATTGCCTGAAATGGCTCTGTCACTTGTGGTGACAATGTGTTGGTTGCCAGATGGTAGAAATACGTATTGATGGGGTCGTTGATGACTCGAACCGCAGCGTCAAAGTTCTCCATCTGCTCGGGTGTTGGCTCTGGCTCGTACAAGTCAAAAGGTGCCTGTGGTGCGAGTTCAGGGACCTTCTCTGACAGATAGGTGAAGGCTCGTGTGACAGTGCCCTGCATGGCGTCGTTGAAGATTGGCAGAGACTCAGATGTAGCCTGCCCCATGGCGGCTTCTAGTTTTGCTGGGTCATCCCTGAGCTCTTTTATCTTGTTTACCGATCTCTTGTATAGCTCCTTATCCATCACTGCCCCTCCGATGGTGAATACGCTTGCCCAATGGTAACGCCTAAGATTTTGCCAAGCACAGATGTGCCACGAATAAACTCGCTGGGCTTCTTGCCCTCCACTGCTGCATTGAGAGCCCAGTCTGCTGCCTTATTGATGTTTTGGTCGGTCTTACGGACTGCCTGCGCCACCTGCGAGATAGACTGCAATGCGCCAAGGTTCTTGCCGCGCATTCGGTTTACACCAAGGATTGCACCACTGACTGAGTTGGGTAGTGGTAACCCGGTAAGTAGATCCACAGCAGCGACAGCATCTAAAACGTCTATGCCGCCCGCAGATTGAGCAGCGCGAAATTTCAACAGTTGTTCGATGTTCTCATCTTGAACAAGTTGTCCATCTGGCAAACCTGCTGCTTCAGCTCGACGACGAAGCTTAGCATCGAACAAAACTCCTCCGGGGGCTTGTCTACCAGAAACAATCTCGGCCATCCTTAAGTTGCCCTCTAAAGCCTTTTGCGCGTCTGTCACTTCTTTGAAGTCATCAACCGATTTTAGAAGCGCGTCTTTTAGATCGTCGTATGATTTAGAGATGACCTCCTGTGCCGAGCTTCCTGGAATTTGCGGAGGAGTGATAGGATCCAGTCCCGGCTTAAGCGTCTTGATCTCGTTCGCTGCTTTTCGCAGTTCGGTTACGGCTCCAACAGCCTCTCGTGCTTTCTCTGCGCTTTGCTTTGCAAGGCCCAAGGACTTCATAATCTTTCGAGAAAAAGACTCACCCATGATCTCTTGAGTGACTTTTGCAACCTCATCTAAGCCCTGCGTAGATTCATTGATGAAATCAACAATTCCTTTAGCACTCTTCTCTACTTGTGCCCCTTTCTTCAATTGATCAGTTCGATCAATAAAGTTTTTTATAGAGTTGAGAGCTGTGGACCTTGCTGCCTCAAGTCGGGCAGCTTTCCCAAAGACAGGGCCTCTGTGAAATTGCTCTAAAATATTTTTAGAGCCGATGATTGCATTCTTAAGATTCTCCTCGACAGCTAGAGCACCCTTAAATTTATTGGGCACTTTGTTAAGGTTTCGCACCAACTGACGCTGTTTGAGATAAAATTTCTTAATGTCGCCTACAGTGATTTTTCCGCTGTCTAATTTCTTCCTAATATCATCTCTTAACACCGTTATGGCGTTTACGGCACCTTCTACTTCCTGCCTAATTTCTGTGCCCTTAAGCATTTGAGGCAAAGTTTCATTAAAATCATCGATAGACCTTTGCATTGCCTCTGTCATATCGGTTGCTAGCTCATAAGGTTTGCCGATATTTCCAGCAGCGATTTCAGCATCGATTTGTTTGTTGATTGCGTCGTCGATCATAGACACTTCTGTGCGACGCTCTGCTCCCTTAACTTTTGAACTGGTATCGCCTAGTCGTCTACGAATCTTTTGAAACTGACTAAAGGCTTCTTGTAAGGGAACAGACGCCTCTTTGACCAGTTCTAACTCTCCAGCATCTAAAGCATCTTGAGAGTTTTTCTTTGCCAAGTTTAACTGAGCTGTAAGCTTTTTGTTCGCTTCCGAAGCAGCCTTGGTATCAAGCTTTTTAATGTCCCTCTTAAGAGTGTCGATGGTGGACTTGAGTTGCTTTTGAATCTCCTTGGCTTCTAACCCCTGCTCTCTGAGAACTTGAGCAGACTTTTGTACTGCCTTAACTCTTCTGTTGAGATCATCGAATCCTTGCCCAAACTGAATTACCTTTTGTAATTCTTGAGCCAGCGCCTCTTGCACCTCTGGGGTTTCTGCTGCGATGAATTTAGACAGTGAGTCCGAGAAACCTTTTCCGTATCTATCTGCTGCTGCGCCATAGATAGACTTTGCAATTTTGCTGGCCCCCTTAACCGTTCCAGCACCAACAGTTTTTACTACACCAATACTACCCGGTATTGCCGCGCCCACCACTGAGCCTGTGGTCGCAGAGTCGACGCCTGCCGCCATGATATCTTCTGCAGTGGCGTTTGGATTCTCAAGGTACTTGTCTGCTGCACCATAACCGAAGCCTGCCGCTGCGCCTTCTGCTGCGCCTTGAACGACAAATGGCGTAACAGAGCGCACTGCGCTAGAGACGGGGTTTGCGCCTTGAAGAGCCAGAGGTGCTTTTGCCACTGCACCTGCGGCCTGAGTCACTGCACCTGCGGGTGATACTTTGGATAGAGCTCTAGCCCCTTGCAGCACCTCTTTGGCCAGAGTGCTTTTACCGGCTGCTTTGGCTGCTTCAATTCCAAGCCTTGCTTTGCCAAGGCTACCCATAGACAAAACAGAGGTTGCGATACCAGTGCCGATATCTCCCGTATAGAATGCACCTGGGAAAGCCTCTTTTGACGCAGCGAGCTCAACCGGGTCCATGGCCAGTTGACCAAGCCCCACGGTAGCGCCAGAGACCACACCACGCCCCAAAGCCTCAAGTCTGCCAAGGACCGGACTTTCCTCCATCTTGGCTGTTTCGACCAGGACATCCACTTCATAGGGACTAATCTGTTTTGCATTGGGGTCGTTTACAAAGGCACGAAGAGTGGCTTCGTCGTCCAATGGGACGCCGTATGGTTTACCACCTACCTCAAAGTAAGCGACTTGTTTATCTTGTGCCTTCTTTGCCATTATCGACCAGTTACTCTCTGTTTAATTTCAAGATTGCCAAACTGGCTCGCTAATGTAGCAGAGCGATTTTGATTAAAGTTGCCTTTTGAGAAAGACCCATCAGGTTCTTTGGTGTATCCAAGACGGTCAACCATGTACTCGTCAGAGGCATCCAAAGCATCTTGAATGCTCGCTTGACCCGATGCGAGAACCCTATTGTAAACTGTATTGGCACTTGCTTTATCCTGAAGATAGCCCAGATAATTAGTAATCTCATCTTGGCTAATGATTGGGTTAGCCAGAAGATTACGAAAAATTGCAACGTCCTTGTTAGAGATAGAGGACGCTGCCTGTCCCTCTGCCGCCTGGCCAAAGGCAATAGCGTTAATTCTATTGTAAAAGTTAACAAGCTTTTGAAAGTCTGGATCTATTGCTGTTCCAACGGCCCGAAGAGCTGTGTTTGAAATGCCACCTTGATCTGCCGATGCAATGATAGATCTCAATTGCGTCGGAAGTTCGAGTCCATCAATTTTACTTAATATCTCTCTGGCTTCTTTAAATTCGCCAACAAGAGCGCCTGCGTTCCTCGCGGCTTTTCCTGCTGCTGCTTGAAGAGACTCACTAACGCCTCCTCTGCCCGCAGCGAAAGCTTGGGCGGTAGCTTTGTTTTGTGCTGCTACGTTTCTAGCCATTTGGATTTCTTTGTTATTCAAAGCATCCTTTAAAAACCTGTCAGCATCCGCGTTACCTCTTAGGGCCTCAAGTTGAGTGCTCGCTGTCTGGTAGGCTCGATTCCAAAGCGCCGCTTTCGCAGTCTCAAAAGCAGACTCGGCATTTCCAAACTCTTGAATCGCCCTTGCGTAGATGTTGTTTGCAAAGTTAGCACGGTCTTTGAGTCGATTGTATTCGTCTTGTTGTCGTTTGGCTTCTCGGTCAATCGCCTGATTGATTAGGTCCATTCCTACATTGCGACCTTCGCCACGACGTAACCCTCTGGCGGCCTCACCTAAAACAATAGCGATAGCGGCGGCTACCTTTGAACCAGTTGTTGAGAGAGGGCCTTGGTCTGTCGGCTTATAGTCCTCAATCATCTTCTCGGCAGATCTAAGATTCTCTGCTGCTTTTACCTTTTCCTCGCGCGACTTAATAAGACGGTCGGTCTCCTCCATGTCTTGGATCTCGACACGTCTTTGCTCAATATCTGCACGGATTCGGTCTCGTTCCTTCGCGATGCCCTTGTCTAGACCGAATACCTTGGGAGTGTAAGACTCAAAGGTAGGTGCCTCTCTCTCAAACCTCGTTAAGTATTTGCTTACAAAATCGTCTTGAGTCTCGTTTTGTTTTTTTTGTTCGGCAGCGGCGTCCTCTTTCAGAGCAGATAAATCGGGAACCTCTGTGCTCGAAAGTGGCGCTCTAGCCACTGGGGTGGTTCTTGCAGCAATTCTTTGATTTTCCGCAAGGCGCATGCCCATTCCGGCTTGACCTGTCTGTTCGGCCACTCCAAACTCACCTCCCATAAATCTTTCAAGGTCCCTTTGACGCTCGATTTCTGGATCAGAGACAAGTTCAGATGGGTCCGGAGGTGTTGTTATACCCAAAGCATCTGATACGGCTGTCCGAGGTGCACCCAGTATGCCTCTTGCAGCGCCTCTAATTCTTTGACGCTCTCTTTGTTCCATTAAGAGTTTTTCTTCTGCTGGCGTCATTACTTACCCTCTAACTTTCTGAGACGGTCATTAAGATTTGCCATGCCTGCAAGCAGTTTACCAAAGCCCTCTGGGATGGTCTTCACGCCGTTAACCTCTGACACCATATCCTCTGGCATATCTTGCGCCATCACGCCGTAATCGCGCTCTCCATCGATATCGTACTCTTTGGCTGAGAGAGCGTCTAGCATGCTGCGTGCTCTTGAGTTCCCGTCTTTAACATTCGACTTCATATCCTCATCGGAGACCATCTGACCAAACTGACCACCAAACTGCCCGCCTGCTACAGCACCCGCAGGACCACCTGCTATGCCTCCTAAGACAGCACCCGCCGCGCTACCTAGAAAACTTCCCAGAAGACCCTTGCGCTCTTCTTTCGCAGCCTTTCGAGCTTGCTCCTCTTGGTACTGTTGAATGGCTCCCTGCGCTTGCAGATCTTGCATCATCTGATCGGCTTGCCTGATGCGTGCTTGATCTGCCGCTCCTGCTTGAGCCGCTGCTTGAGCTCCACTTGCGCCAATCGCTCTTTGCGCCGCCTGCTGTCCGGCCCCTGCAAATGGACCTCTGCCTGCTGCCGCTACGCCACGTTGAGCACCTGCGAGCTCTCGTTGCTGCTGCATGATATCGCGAGCAGCTTGGCTCCGCATTTCGCGAGATCTTAGTTTACGCGCCTCCTCGCCTAGACCAACAAACTGATCTATCTGAGGACCACGCAAACCAGCGTCCTCTGCCCTGCTTGTGAGACGACCTCGTGATTCTCCAATTTGTTCACGGCGTTGCTTTCTAAAGCGGTCCTGAATAGCCTGTGCTGCCTCTTCAAAAAACATTTTATAACCCCTGTCTTGCTCTGATCGCTCTAATTAAAGAATCTGGCAGCATTGCTTTGTCGCGTTCTGCCTGTCGCAGCCTAAGCAACTCTACAATATCTGCGTCTTCTTGACTTGTTAAAGCAGGAGGAAACATTTGAGTGATTGGAGTAACGACCTCTGGTTCAAAGGGGAGCGGAGGAGGCGGTGTATTTTCTCGAAGAATAGCCTCTTCTCGCATCTGCAACGCTGGATCATATCCGAGTTCTGCGATTTTTTGCATTCGAGCGTTCGCTACGCGTTCTGCTAAAATTTGAGCGTCAGTGCGCATCTCCGGTTCATAAATCGGACCCTCTATGCCAAGAGGAACGATTGGAGTAGGCTCTCTCTCCATCGGGTACGCGTCTGAGTATACCTCTCCAACAGGTCTAGGCACGACTGGCGCTTGATCCATTCCCTGGCGAAACATTTCTTCTCGCCGCTTAATGCTTGCAAGGTAAGCGTCCTCAGCTTCTCTTCGCTTTGACGCTGCAAGCGCCTCTCTATCTGCTCTTTCTAAAGCCTTTAACATTCTTGCATCTCTGCGTTCTTGAATATCTTGAGGGGCGCTATCGATTAGATTTTGACGATTCTGCTCTATCTCCAATTGCAGCTGTCTTCCCTCTTGGCTTCCCTCAAATATTTTCTGCAACGCGTCATCGCCTGGATCAAAATCAGGATTCTCGTTTAAGAACCCCGCTGCGGCAGAGGGATTTTCTTTCATAATTTTATCAAAATCAGACTTTAATTTTGCCTCACGTTTTGCAAGCTCATCTGCATACATCCCAAACGCTGCGCTACCTGCACCAACAATCGCTTGTCCCGCCCGTGATAGTCGATCCGTTTCGCGGCGATACTTATCTAACTCAGCCTGCGCTTGGGCGGCAGCGATAGTGTCCCCAACTCGTCTCTCCCTAGCAAACTTACCCTGTTGCTGTTGCGCCTCTCTTGCCTGAGCTTGCTGTCCAGCACCCTGAAGTATCTGCTGCGCCATACGGCCACGCTGGATCTCATCAACCGGACCTGTCGCCTGCTGTCTTGCTAATTCTTCAGCAGCCTGTGCTGCGATAAGTTGAGCTTCTGGTTCCATAGTTGCCTCTTAGGTTGGTGCCACAGTTTGAGTTGCCGGTAGCTTGAAGGTGCCTGGTTTCGCTCCTACTTCTATAGCAAGACCATTGAGAATGATGCCCTCGCCTGTAGATGTCACAGTCACCTTAGCCTTGAATGCTCTGCACTTCTGATTGCTTAAATGAGCTCGGATATTGTTCGGTATGGTCGACAAGAACTCTGAGACATTATGTGTCTCGGTAAAACTAGAGTCGTAATCAAAAGCAAACGCCATTGAGCCACTGCTGGTTGTCTTGTGGTCATACAAGAACATCACGCGGTAAATCCTCTGAACTCCCTGTAAACCATTTGCAGCTATAGGTCGGAAGGTTACAACCATATCGTAGCTAACAGAGTTGTCTTGGTACAGGGTGCTTGATTGACGACGTATCTGACCGCTCTTGAGGAGCACGTAATGAGTGTCGTCCGCACTTCCACCTGTCGCTGAGTAGTTTATTTGATCAACCGGATCATCGGCGCTCTTAATCGACCATCGATACCACTGCTTAAAGAATGTATTGTAGACATAACACGCTGCGTCAGAGGTTCCGTCATCTGCCAAGAAACGAATCTCATTTACATGGTCGAAGACTGTAATTTGCTTAATGGTGTTAGCATCGATGAGATCCTCAACCGGAGCTCCGACATACTGAACCTGTCCGTTTGGTGTGACGATATACACCCCTCGGTCAGCGATGTAGAATGTGCCAAAGGCGTGCGACAAGTGAGGGCTGCCGGGTAGTGCCCCCTGGCCATTCGCTAAGATGGAGGGTTGGCTGAACACTCCTTGACCCACCGCGTTAGGCCCTTCTCCTGAAACAGCAAAGAGAGAGTCTCTGGTAAACACCGTGAGAAAATTCACGTTGGATTCGATACCCGTCACGCTTGATGAATCACCAGGAACATCGATGACAAAGGCAGGGACAGGAAACCCCGGCGCAAACGCCTGCTGCAAGGGCTTTGAGAATCGAATGAATTCAGTTGTTGTAGCGAGAAAGACTCTGCCTTTGTGCTCCACGATATCTGTGATTGACCCAGGCTGATTGTTATCGAGCACTCCACCCGTGGTGTAGATGACCGGAGCTCGATCAAATTCTTCTTGGTCTTCACCGAAGTCGAGAAACGTAAAGTGCCTTTGCGACGCATCGAGAACGGCTGTTTTGACCTTCTTAATCAAAGGGCCATCACCGGCTGGCGTGCTGCGATACATCGTCACCCTGACGCTGCCACGCTTGAGTGTTGCGTCACACGCATAAACACGAGCACAGACAGCGGTAAGACTTGTGGTCGTATCAATCTGTCGCAGAGGCGTAGTCACCGACTCATGAATGTTATTGAAGGAATCGATGAACTCATACGTAAACGAATAGTTGTACGTTTTTGATGCGGTTAACCGAGATGCAGAGTTCGTTGGGATAGCCACAAGGCTACGAATCGACGGGAACTCATAGAAGCCATTCTCTACCAGCGTTTCTCCATCAAACGAAAACAGAGATCCCCCGCCAATCAACAACTGATTGCCGACGTCCACGGCAGGTAGAGAGCGATCTGTATCGAGAACGAGTTCCACGCGAGACAGGGCGTAGAATTGGTCTGTGTCCACCGTATCTAGGGCGCTGTTGTTCTCTGCGTCGGTATAGGTATTACCGGAGGCAGTGAGCATGTTGCTGCCAAAGATATACCGAGCTGCGGTCTTGGTGGTTTTTCCAGGAGCAGAAACCCTAGCCACACCGTCGAAGAGACGAAAGTGATTCTGGTAGATGCTTCTGTAATCAGATGTGTAATTGAGTGACGACTGACCAGGCACCCCTGATGCAATCAGTTTGCCCGATGTATCAATAAGATAATTACACGAGTTAAAGTTGCCATCGTTGCCATTAGTTCTAGAAATGTTAACGTACGTCTTTGTTCCGAACCCTGTGGCCTCTGATACCGTATCGGTGCTTATAAATTCTCTAAAACTATCAGAGATGAGTGATGCATTTTTACTTATCGACTCATAGCTGCTTGTCGTTGTTGATCGATCCGAAATAAGAAAAACAACCTCATGGTTTTTGCATCGAAGATTGTCGTTATCTTCATCGATTGTAATATCGACATCTCCCGATGATACAGACGCACCTAAAAAAGACGTTAACGCAGAGTCGAAACCACTTTCTCCAGTACCGGCTATAAAGCCAGAACCCGGCTCAATGACTGAGATAGTCGGAACGGCTGCTGCTGAACCACCTGAGCCATCTCCAGGGTGTGTTACATATAACAAACAGGCCGATCCGAACTCTGGGGTAACTGTCCCGCTAATTGTAATTTCTGGACGAACAGTCACAAAACCCTCTTTAGGAGTTGTTGTCACGCTCACGCAAGTTGCTGTTTTTACGCCCCCATAACTATTTGTGCTGTCCTTATAAAAGGCAGAGCCCCCGCCTTGTTCTGCTGGTGTTCCATCTGTGCCGTTGTCTGCTAACGTAAAAAAGACATGCGCCTGAGAACTGCTAACGTAACTTTGGGTTGCGTTCACCAGGTACTTTTCTGCGAAGTTGGCGTTTGTAATCTCGCCTTTTGTCGTCGTGCCATCCTCTTTAAAGAATCGAAAGAAAACTTTTTGCTCTGCTGAGCCCTTGCCGCCAGGGGTTGCTTGGTTGAATGCAACCATCAGAGGGAAACCAGAGTCGGTATCTGCTGGATCAAAGCGCAACGCTACGGCAGGAAATAATCCAGAGCCATAGCCCTCGCAGTTTGTATCGATCTCCGTTGCACCACTGCCTGTTGATGAAGCAGCAGAGTCTACGGTAGATGTTAGTGTTCCTGTAAAGCCCGAAAACGCATATCTAGAGATCGTGCAATTGCCTGTAATCGTATTTGAACTCGATTTGTAATACGCGACATACATAGCAGTATTGTCGGAGTTTACCTCTACAGCGATGCCCGGTGCCCTTGCATGAATAGACAGGTTCGTGCCGCCATTGTCTTTTAGTGTGAAGAACGACGGTGACGTGATTGCAGGTACACTTCCGCTAAAACTAAACCTGGTAAACTTAATCGCTATGTTAGAGCCAGAGACATTCGTGTCAGAGAATACGATGTAAACATTACTGTTGCTGTCCTCCACCATATGCACAGAGGGCATTGATGATATCTCTTGGTAGAAGGTAGAGGAAGCGCTTTGTCTTGTAACTTCGTGAATGACAGTTGGCTGTCGAAAGAATGCGCCGCTCGCAACTTCCTTGACCGCCATCATAACCTGATACTTGCTAGTGGCAGATGATCCTGTTGGTACAGTCTGAACATATGAAAAGATGTCGTAATCGATGCTGTTGACAGTCTTCCGTATCAAATTGACACGACCAACCTTTTGATTGTTTGGCGTGAACATGATGTCGTTTGAGTACGTGCAGTCGAGCAAGTCTTCTACTGCTTTCATGTCATTGCTGCCGACTTTGCTGTAAAGCATTTGGCCATCAGCAAACAACAAACTGTCTTTGAATTTGTGTAACCTTCGACCTACTTTTGTGACTGCGGTCAACTGAGGGAGGAGGCCGCCCTTATCACCCACCGTATCTGTATCGCTTCTAAATACGTCGAAGCCTTTTCGCTTGTTGATCTGACCAGTCTTTGTAAAAACTACGTTTTGAGCGTCCTCGACAGACCCCGGTTCAGACAAGGGCTCAGACGATTTCTGGTCTACACCCTGAAGCATTGGAAACGATATGTTTTGTTTTTGAAGGGGCATCAGAACACCAAGAAAGTTACGGTTACATCTGCGGAACATCTCACCTTGAAAAACTCACGAGATGTACCAATCCCTGCCGTCCCATCAAATACTCTGGAGTCGGCATTACTGCGAACAACAATATATCCCTTAATTGGTCTTTTCAAAGAATGACCGACTTCGTTGTCTGAGCCGGTTTTTAATTCGACATCTTCAACCAGCACACTGTCTGTTATGTCGCTCTCGTTAACAGAGTCAGCAAATCGACGAATATTGCCCTGTAGACCTAGTAAGCCAGGAGGTAAATGAAATTGGCTTTGAAACTTTCGCGCCATATCTTACCCCTAGTAGCGAAGAATAAAATCGTCTCGAAATCGACCCTTGCGAACATCCCGAATAGCGTGCGAACCACTCGCATCTCGCGGTGACAGAGCTCTGATGATTCTACTAGCGAGCTGCTGACGCTCACGCTCAAGAGTGGAGATGTCAGACTCCTCTTTCATCAGCATACGAATGGCTGTCGCCACAACCACATACTCTTCATAACCTGGTATGATACTTTCTACTTCAGTAACCGTCGTAGAAAACTGAGTTGGGGTAGGGACGTAAAACAAAGTGATTGTGCCAGATTGAGAATTGGCAGGTATCAGCTTTATCTTTGTGCCATCAATCTTATACTTTGGCTCAGCCAGCCTGTCGATTACGGCAAAAGGAGTGTTGTAAACATTCCTCTCAGTAAAGGAGAAAGCCCTGAGCGTAGACGTAATTCCACCGGAATTATAATCTACACCCAGAGCCTTGTAGAAGTCATCTGGCAAATTAGCACCCCCGGTCGCAAGAGGGATGCTGTAGCTTTGCTCAGAGACAAAATAGTCCTCGTAGCTTTTGACCATAAAGTCGTGGAGCTCAGCGATACTTGAATTCAAGTAATCCTGAATCTCTGCATCTGTTACGAAGGTGCTATTCTCCATGTCGGCGCGGCGACGCGCACGAGTTCTTAAATCAGATTCAGTGAACGTCGCCATGCCCCCCCCTTACGCACGCATGTCTAGATAGTCATCAAGTGCGTCGACGAATGCAGCACCGTCGTCTTCCTTGATGGCTGAAGCCATACGTCTTCCCGCATCTTCTTTTGCCTTGCCGTAGTCATCATCTGAAGAGCCTTCAGCATCTTTGCCTTTGGCTTTCTCCAGGATCATGACCGCAAGACCTTTGCCTTTGCCCTTCATCAGTTGGTCACACTGGTGTTCTTAAGGAACAAAGTAATAAAAAACTCATCTGCCGCGTTTACGTTTGCATCCGCATCGATGGTGATTTTGTTACTGTCTGCAAAAGCCACACTATCAACGTGTGTGAATGCACTTGTGAGGGTTTTTGCAATGACACTGATGCCAACCAGATCATTGTATTTGTCCTCAAGTGTAATCACCAAGTTGTTAGCCACAATAGCCATTGTGGAAACACCGAGGGGTTTGGCGGTCACATTTGCCCCCATAACCCCCGTGATGATTTTGACTTCACGCTGCAAAGCCTGAACGTCTTGAAATCTTCTGTTAGCCATAGCTTACCTCCTTAGCTTACTTCGCCATCCAGGAGATAGAGAGTAAACAGAACCTCGCCGTCAGGTGGGTTCGTGTTAGCCCCGCCGCCCACGTCAAAACACTGAAGTTTTACAACAGGGGTTGCATTAGAAACATCATGAGACTGGAGGCTGAAAATTTTATCATCACCTGCTGTTGCCTTGACGAGCATTACAGAGGCGCTCAAAAGCCCAGTGTATGACTTATCAAGTGTGACTGTCGCAACGCCAGATGAAAAGTTGCCGATGCTGAAGCCAAGACCGTTTGCAATAGTGGTGTTGCCGCTGGCGACAGTAATACGCCCTGCGACAATCTTCACATCGCGGTTAGCACACTCTAGATCGAAAAATGATTGACTTGCCATTGTACTAATCTCCTTATGCTAGCGTAACGCGAGCGTTGTAGCCAGGTGCGGTGCAGCCAATGTTTCCGTAGAAACCAACTCGTACCTCGTAAGCGTCCGAAGATGCTTCGCGGAGCATGCGGTTGCCATCAAGATCAAGAATGTGTGGTGCATCGCCAAGACTGTTAAGAGTCCAGGTATCCATCTGAAGCAAGTACGCTACGTCAGGAGTGCAGTTTTGGTCAGCAACAATCTGAATCGGGCCTTTTGGTCCGATGATAGTAAGTGACTGAAAGCCAATATCTGCGTCGTCGCTGCTTACTTTGTCGTAAACAACCTTAGAGCCAAGCGCCTTCTCAAGGTTCGAGAAGTTTGCAAAGTTCATAAAGCAGTGACTTGGAGAACCACCTTCACGCGCAAGACGACTTGCGGCAGAGATAAGTGCTTCTTCAATTGGCTGATTTGCTCCAGCGAATCGAATACCCGCAAGACGCGTTGCATCTTTACTTCGATCCTGGCTGAAGAAACTATCACCTGCGGTAGGTGCTGCTGATGGCAACCATCGCTCTAGACCAGAAATCTTCTTAGGTGATCCTGCGCCGTTTTGCGCGTCGCCACGCTGAAAGATAAAGTCATTGGTTGTACAAGCACCAGCGTTATCCACGACGAAGCTTCCTGCGTCGCGGTCTACAGATTGAACAACCATGGTTGTACCTGCGCGAATAGCGCCTGTGGCTGTAGCTGCACAGTTGAGTTCCATACCAACTTCGATGTTGGTGATTTGATCAACCTTTTGCATGGTCAAGGTGGTGCCCGCTACGGTAACGGTTCCTAGTTGACCAGAACCATCTGCGTACATAGCAACCGCGAGAGATCGAGTAAGCGATTGAATAGCGCCGTCAATTTCAAGAGTTGCATACTTCAAGAACGCATCCGCTGCGCCCTCAGTAGCCTTGATGGTTTCGCCGGTGATACTGGCAAAAGAGTAGTCCCGGACACGGGTAAGGACGAATCGTGCAAGCTCAGTTGCAGTATTCAACCCTTGGCCGGTTGCGAAGTCAGCAGAGCGTCGGTTTGCGATACCATACTGAACTGGAACAGGCATGTTCTCACCGCCGAACCGCTCATACTTAGGCATGAGAGCAAGCAGTGGATTGTCCTTGTAGACCATGTTTTTGACGGTCAAGGGCTTATAATGCTCCTTGAGCGCCTGGGTGACGTTGTCGAGATTTAATGAAGTTGGCATAACTCACTCCTTACAGGAGCAAGCTCATCCTACTCCTGGCGAAACAGACTAGACCCGTACTTTCCAACCAGCAGATCAATAGACTGCTGCTTGCTAAGCTTCTTGGGCTTATCCCCTGGCGCACGTCGCACCTGGGCATTGGATAATGTTTTGGGTGGCGTTTTCTCAGAAGCCTCAGCTTCCTCGTCTGCTTGCCCCGCCTCGGGCTCTGTCTTCGCTGGAGCGTAACGCTCTTTGAGTCGTTGCTCTAGTTTGGGGACCTTGAGGTACTTTTCTGCTTCAGCCTCATAGTAGTCCTCAACCAGTTTGGTAGCATCGTCATAGCTCATCACTTCCTGCGTGCTGTTGTAGTGCTCTTGCATAACCTCAGCGACGACGTGGTAAGCATTGTTAGCTTTGACGAAGTCGAACTCACTTGTATTGTCCACGAAAGTTTTGATCTCGTCAACAAATGTCGCGTAAGTGTCTTGATACTTCTTGGCCTCTTGCTGTTTTGCGAGCTCAGCTCGCTCTGCCTTCATGGAGTCAATCTCGTCGCGAAGACGTTTCATCTCCCCCGCCATCTTCTGTTCAGGGGTGATCTCTCCGTCTTGTAGGACTTGTCGGCTAAGGGCTTCGTAATCTAGCCCTAATTTTTGCATGACCTCGTAAGGGTTCTCACGGGCAAGTTTCTGTAGGTCATCGTAGGTAGAGACCGTATTCTTGCGTGCATCTAACTCTTGTTGAACACGCTTCATCTCGTCACGCTCTTGGCGTAATTTCTTCTGCTCTCGGGCTAGTTGAGCAAATCTTCGAGAGAACGGGTCGGGCGGCGGCTCGACGGGAGTTGCTGCATCGCTGCTCTCCACTCCATCGTTATTATCATCCGCTCCAGTTGCTTCATTTGAAACGTCATCTGCTCCAGCGGTTCCTCCATCAGCTCCTCCAGAAGCGTCTCCCATATCAGGTGTTGGTTGAACCTCTGCTTCTGCAACTTGTCCCTCTTCAGACATATTCTCTCCTTAGACTGGCACACCTTCTAACGCGGCACCAGTCACTTGTGGGGCTGGCAATTCTGCTTCTGCCAGCGCATCAATGGCTTCCTTCGGCGGTGTTGCCGTAGGCGTTAATTCGGTAGGAGCGGGACCACCGGGTATTGGGGTTCCCCCTGCCGCAGGTGCAACAGGTGGGGCCGGTGGTTGGAGTAACTTAAAGCACTCCTGCATATATCGTCTCATGAGGTCCAAACGGTCTTCAGGGGCACCGTTTATCTTGGCCTCTATATATGCCCGCTGGAAATACTGTAGGTGAAGTTGAAGATTGGAGAAAGGCTCAGGTGGATAGTACTTACCCTTTTCGAGAATCTCCTCGACCAACATCTCTGCTTCTTCCATCGGCGCTATCGCTAACTTATTGAACTGCTCAATATCTGGGAAGTCGAGAAGACTGCGAGTCTCCGCCTTATCAATCAAGCCTGCCTGCGACATCTCAATGACTGTCTGCAAGCGTGCGGCTGGAGTGGTCGGGAGAAGACTCGCTGGGTATACCTTCATTCGGTACTGGTCTTCGCGCAGGTTAATATCAGCCCATTTGATTTTCTCAATGTCTTTGTCGCCGTAAGAAATTACTTCGTAGGTTTTGCCCTCTTCAGAAACGTCCTTCGCCAAATCAATCATTTGACGCGCTGCTTCCAAAAACGCCGATTCATACGCTTGGCCTACAATTACAAAACGCTCTGTTTCGATATCGCTGTATTCACGCAACGCAACGCCTGACTCTAGACCCGCAGGCTTGAGGCTTGTCGCGGACAACTGACTGATACCGGAGATCTCATACGCCCGGTTGTAGAGTCGGTCGAGATGACTGAACACTTCGCCCGCTACAGTCTGAGGCACGAAAAAGCGCGGCGGCTGACCTTCGTACTCTACGATGCCCCAGGTTTGGTTGTTGATTTGCTCTTTGGCCACCTGTGAACCGCGTTCGAGAAATACCTTCGGTGTCGCCAGGTTCATCTGTTCCTGGATGTTGAGGAGCAGTTGGTTAATCTCTGCCTGAATGCCACGAAGTTGCTCAGCCAAACCCTGGCCATAGTAACCCAGCATTCGACGGGTCCATCGAAGAGTCACAAACGGGAAATAGGACTTGTCGTATTTTTCATCAAAAAGCGTCGCATTGTCGATGCAGATGACATGACGGCCATCGTCCACACCATCGGCAGATGGTATGTGCCATGCCTCTATCACTTCAATCATATCGCCTGTGTTGTAGCTTCGGTCCTCTGGATCACAAGGTGCTGCCGCTGCTACCTCTTCCTCATGGTTGGGGAATAAGCCCGCCACAACTTCCCGAGGCATGACTTTGCGTTGGAACATTTGACGCGGCTCGCCATACCTAGCCTCATACTCATCGACGATGAGCTCACTAGGGAAAACGCGCTCTGCCTTGATCTCATTGTCCTCAACAAAGAGCTTAACCACGCCAGTGCCAAAGACGCAGCTATCAAGAAACACTCGCTGCATGACATCGTAGAGATTGACCTGGTAAAACATACCATCGACGAACTTCGTCAGAAGCTTTGCCTTCTTCTGTAAAGTGTAATCACCGCCACTTGTCAGGAAGATAGGACGAGGTTTCGTTTTGGCAATCTTCGCGGTAACTGTATTGCAGCACGATGCGATGACATTGAACGTGACGCGGTCATCGTCGAAAAGCGTCCCTGTCTTATACCCTACGGGGTTTAGCGCATTGTTGTAATAGTTCTCAAAAAGAGACAAATGCAAAACGTCATGATCTGCTCGTGTCTCAATTCTCTCTTTGAGATTCTCCAGCAGAGAGTAAATGAGCTCCTGCGGGTTTTCCTCACCAGAATCCCACCAGAACCGTTGATTCATATATGCGCTTTTGCCAATCATTGTAGCCTCTCAATCGCTGTACCCGCAGCCCACCACCTATCTGATTCGTTGCGGTCTAAGTTTTTCGCAGTGCTGGCCCAATGCTTCTCCTCAATCATCTCCCAGTATTCTGGGGTGCCGTATTTCGGAGCCTCTACTGGGGCCTCGTATCTATAGTGTCGGCATTCTCGCCATGCGTAAAGCGCAGCATCAGCGAGGTGATTCTCGAAGCGTCCGTCTTCCTTGCGGTGATCCTCATCCCATTGAAGATTCTGCCACTCGTCTAAAATGTCAGACCCTCGTGTTACCTTGAGGATGCCATCGGCTAAGTCTGAGTTCATCATGTCGATGAAGCTCATCTTCTTGGTTTTTTCCGCTGGGTAAATAGGAAGCCCGTAGCGAACCTTAAACTCCTCCACAATAGATTTACCCAGTCCACCGGTGTCGGCGACAATCTTGGTGAAGTCGTACTCGTCGGCAAGATCACCAATTCGCTCTGCAATTTCGGTGGGCAGCATTTTGGACTGTTTTTGGCAGTCGACGATGAAGACATGCGGTAGGTCTCGACTATAAGCCATGACGACGAAGGCGGTCGCGTCGTGATATCCAAGGTCGACTCCAAGGATAAATTCGAAATCAAAGTCGTCGGGGAGGCCATCGACAATGTTGTGGCTGTGATATCGGTACACAAGTGAATCGTCTGACCTAACCCACCTTCCACACCACTCTCGCAGGTATACTGGATTGTCGTCGCCCCATCCCTTGGAGTGTTTTTTGTTGTCGAGATACTCTCCCGCGTGTGGGATGTACTTGTTTTCGAGGATGGTCCAGTGATGTTGGCTGAAACCAGGGCGTAATCCTGTCGATGCTTCATAGAAAAACCCACTACACGCCGCAGTAGGCGTACCAATCATTGCCAGGGTGCCGTCGCAGTCAATAAGCGCCGGTTCAAGAACCTCTTCGACCAATGCATCGATATGACGACCAAAAGACCCAGCTTCATCAAGAATTACGAGCTGATACTTCAAACCACGCAGTTTATCGATATCTGCCTCGTCATTGGCACCAGTGAGGATGATTTGACTGTGATTTGGGAAGGTTGCGGTCAATTCTGAGTTGTTGAAGTGAATATTTAGGTAGTATTTGCGGTTTGCACGCTGCAACTCGGCCCACATAAGCTTTTTTGCGCTGCTGCGCGTCAATGCGATGTATGCGCAGGTCGATTCTGCATATTTCATGCATGTTTCGATAAGATAGTAGCAAGATGCATAGGTCTTACCGGCTCGACGACTGCAAAGGGCCGTTTTTAGGCGTGTTTGGTCCTGAATGTACTCCATTTGTTGCGGCAAGAGGTGTTTATGCCAAGCAAATGAGCGGTTTTCGGCATCAGGGTTTTCATCCCGGAGCTCGGACAGATCACCATGCCGTTTTAGGTACTCTTTTAGTACCTGACGCGCATCATACTGCTTGTTTTGTTGACTCATTGGCTACCGCCTTAACTTTAGGCTTTCGACCTCGCTTTGGAGGCTCTTTTGGAGCCATATCTTCAACATCAAGTGGTGACATCCACGAGATAGCCTGGATGGGCACGAATCGTGGCCAATTGCCCTTCATTTGGACCGAAATCCAGTCACCTATGAGCACTAGCTCGAATTCAGGTCTGCTCCACACATCGATAAAGTTCAGGTTGAACACCGGTCGGGCGTTATCGTTTAGCATAATCGATTTAAGCTTGATCTGATTCACTGAAAGCTCCTCCATACAATTTGTCTATCTGACTCAAACCACCTTTGTGGCAGAGATGCGGTACGTACATAATGTTGTGGTCGCGCAGATCTTTGCGCAGCGGGAAGTCATGACTGGCCATTGTTGGCTCACCCTTGGTGTACTCAAACATTTCGAGCAGTGCTGTCATGATGCCAAACATCCGATACTCACGTTTGACGTATCCCCAGTGAGTAATAAAAAACTTTTCTGACCGTTGAGCGCACAACCAACCACAGATTTCGTCATCTAGGTCCGGCAGATCTACCACTGCCACGACTGTATGGGCTTCACTCAAGAGCCTGCCCACAACCTGGCGGTGAATCTTGTCCACCACCGTTCTCGGTATATGCTTGTTCTGGCCCGCGTATGATTTGAGCCAGTTCGAGTAAATCATCGGCGCATCAGACGCATCGGCCATGCGGAGCCGGATCGGGATACGTCTTTCTTGCGCGAGGGCCATTTTAACCCACCATCAAGAGTTCGAAGTCACAAGCACCACCGTCTTCTTCTCTAATGTCAAACGGAGAGACTTCACCGGATGTGGGTGCCGTAACCATATCATTGAGAATTAATTGACCGCCTACGCCAACAACGGAGGTAGTGCGAACGTAGGCGTTTATGGTTACCGTACCATTTCCTGGGAATTCGATACTTCCTCCATCGCGAACAACACCAATAACTGTGTCACTTGAAGGATCCTGAATGCTGATGGCCCGATAAAAGCGAGTTGTTGCGCCTGTTTTTGCCAGGTTTATGTAAAGCATTTTTTCCGCTGCAAACTGACCAAGCACTGGGTCAACAGCACCAAGAAAAGCGCCGCTATCGCCCGTGAGTGTGATGTCTCCATGTGACATAGTGCCGCCCGCAATTGTAAACGTAGACCCGCTACTAAAAGCCACAGTCCCGGTAAAGGTGTGAACCCTTTGATAATAATTTACAAGTAAAGCTGCGGCTGCCGATAGATTGGTAATCACCACTCTTTTGGGAGCATCAATTCCTATTCCAGAGACAATGGTGGTAGATGTAGAATTTACAATCGGGCGAAACGTTCCACCGCTGCCTAGGCTGATTCGACTGCTAAAAAATTCTGTTCCGGTCGTCGTAGATGGGTCTGCCTTTGTCACAACCTGAGGCTGAGAATAATCAGAGTTCTGGCTCACCAAACCTGTGATGGTGTTTTTGTAATAATAGGTCGTCATTTCTTTTGCCCCTTGGACTCCAACTGATTGAATGCTTCACTGGCTAGGCGCTGGAGGTCCTCGTCGCTCATGCTACTCAACTGATCATTCTGTCGCAAGCCCCGCTCAAGGTCCCCGAGCTGACAAAGACTACGTGTCACCACACCAAGCAACTTTACTTCCTCCGCACTCAACGTCTCGTGGTAATTTCGAACGCTGGCATCGGCGAGCTTTCGGCTCTCACTCTCTAGCACCGCATAAATATTCTGCTGAATATCTGCCAGCCTTGGGAGATACCGCGCCTCAACTGGCTGAGCGTTCATTCGAACTGTGTTCTGCGCCTCATACGCTAACGCTTGATCTGTGTCTTCAGACAAACTCGACTTGTCTTGTTTGCTCAGAGCTCCAAACGCGTTCGGCTCAAACCGCACGTTCAACTTCTTCATGTCCATCATCTTGTCTGCCATGGGGAAAAGGATAACGAAAAATAAAGTGACTGAAAAGTTGCGAATTCTGCGAAGTGAAAAACCTGCGACATCTGCGACATCTGCGACCTCATAAACTCCGCAAATGAGCATGTTAGCGAATAATTTATTTGGGTAGTTTATTCCCAAGGTAAAACAATGGGTTACAGAGAAACTCCTCGAAACGTGTGACTACTGGCGGAATTAGGGGAGATTTAACCCACCGAAAACAAACAGGAATTTCGGAAACGTGTCAGGACCCCCGAAAACAGGGGGAGATTAAAATGACGCACTGTGTCATGTGAAAAGGGGAATAGTGCGTGTGGTGGGCTACATAAACACAAACACAAACATAAGAGGGGGACACCCTACCCGTCAGTAGATTAGCTGCGTCATCCGTTCAACCCCTTGATATCGTTGAGCTTTTCGGGTTTAGTGACCAAGTAGTCATGATTTAGGCGCCGAAACAATGACCAACCAGTCACTGTTTTGTAATGCCGCGAAATCATTGAGGAAGTTCAAATGATGACCACTTGGTCATAGTTGGTGCCTAATGGGGCTTGGAGGGTGGCAAGTGGGGCGGACCTAGGGCGATCAGGGTGAGATATAATCCCCAAGCCCGCCCCTGATTTGATATCGATCCTAGGGTGAATGATACGCGCTAGAGCTTCAACCCATGGCTAGGACGAACGCCAGGATCAAGACGTAGGATGGACCTTAAACAATTCCTTACGCGTTATTAGTACTAGCGCTTAGGTCTAGTGTCTTACGCGTCTCTACGGCTCTCCTATGGCTCTGTAGGGCATAGTTAAATATTAGAGAGTTTAGATAGGATCTATGTCCTAGGTCCTGCAAAACGAGAAAAGCCCCATATTTCAGGGGCTCTAGAGGTAGGATGGAATATTGGATGGACTATGATGGACTAGCTATTCGCCTGGATTATCCTATCACTCAACGCGCCTTTACGGGTTCCATGGGCGTCAAAACCAATCGCATAGCCACGATCGCGTCGACTGCATAACGGGTTGCCATTACCGCAACTTGAGCAAGTTGTGTGGTCTTGCTGCAGTGCTAGACACTTTACAACCCGGTTACCTGCAGGGGTCCTATAGGTGTTTGGAGAGTCAATTGGTTGTGTTACGACGCAATCGAACCCCATCGCCATTGCCTGGTCTAACTCGGCGTTAGACTCGCAACTAACATTAACCGTGACACTTGGGGCTCTATTAAGCGCTTTACGTAACGCGCGCCTATTGTGGCTCGCATCTTCACGGGTTGCGCCACGAGTGCCAGCCCTAACCGGTTTATGAGTGAACGCGATCATACGCATAGAAAGCGAGTGAACGCGGTCTAAGAGCATGCTTAGGAAGTGTGAATCAATTCTCTCCGGGTTGTGCATGTAGTTCGGAAGATCTCCACCTACACCCCAGCGAAAGATCCGAGTGAACCCCGCCATTTTGTCCAAGAACTTTGAGAAGGTTAGAAGGTCATAGGTCTCATTATCGACGCGTCGACGGTGTATCGCTGTATTGCCTTGTAGGTCGTAGCACTCGCCGGAAGAAAAAAGCCCGCACGTTGGCGGGCAAGTTTCCGATTTTGTACGCGTCGCAGTGATAGGTCCTAACTTCACGTTAGAAGATATCTTTGTGACGTGGATCATAGCTATTGCACCTCATTAGCTGGGATGGTTTTGATCTCTCTCTCGTCACCCTTGCAAAAGTCGACGACCGGGCCATCCGCGATCTCAAGCTGTAATCTGTTGGCATGTTTGATTAGTTGTTTTGACATTTGAACAAGTAAGCCCTCTGCTTTGTCAGCGGTTAATTGGCGCACCAATTCGGCCATCTCGTGGTCTTGGTTATCGGTGATGGTGTACCGTGAAAGGTCGTATAACTTGTCGTCGATCTCAGCTAAGACAGCTTTGATTTTGTTGATATGGTTCCAGACGGGCTTGGTGATCTTGCTTGAGTTATATTCTGAAGTTGAAACGTACACTTGGATTCTCCTAGGAAGTGGGGGCTTACGCCCCCATGGTTAGTTATTGGTGATTATTATTCTGACTCTAATAAGCTCGCATAAATGTGATCCATCTCCGGCGTTGTATCGCTCTTAAAACGCGCGTTATTAAGGCGCGTAACAAGCTCGGTGACAACGAACATCATACCGTCGATATCCTCGTCTAGTTGATGCGTGTTCTCGACTTCTTCAATGAGGTTGGCCAAGACGCGCGCGACCTTAGAGTGATCTAGGGCTTCTAGATCCTGCTCTAAAGTCTTAGCACGATCCGCTGTGAACCATTGAATATGAACCCCGCTCATTGTA